GTCTTCGCGCCTCTGCGCATCGCTCAGCTGTTCGTAGGTATCGATGACGGCCTGTTCCTGATTCACCAGCTTGATTCCGCCGTCACCCTTGACCTTCCGGATATCCAGCGCGGCGGTCTCTCGGATCTCGTCCACGTTCTTTTCGGGTTCAGCTGATGCCTGGATCAGACTCTCGCCGATACCTCTCAGCCTCCTCCTGGTGGCGCATTCCCTCACGATCCGGATGTAGCTCTTCACGTTTGCGGTCGTGACTACAGAGCTGATCAGCTGCGGCAGGTACGCTGCGCCTCCGATGATCTCAATGCGGTTGGACTTCTGCAGCTCCGCGTACATGGTGACCAGATCGACAGGCGTTCCGGCCCGGTTCAGATCCTTCATCGCGTTCAGGATCAGCCTGTGTGCCGGCTCGCTGAAGTCATCCGGATCCATTTCCACAACAGCCTTCAGCGCCTTATCGCTCTGCATCGCCGCGCCGAGCACGTTGATCTCCGCTTCAATGTTGGTGTAGGCGTTCATTCAGCTCACCATCCCATGAAAACGTGATCCTTCGGCAGGAGCGGATCCTCTTCGGCCCTCTTCTGCTCTCCGGCGGCGATGTTCTGGCAGCACTTCCGAAGGTAGCTCAGAACCGTCTTTCCCTGGTCAACGCATGCGCTGATCCCGGCCAGCACGGTGTCCTTTCCGAAGTCCGCATACAGGTCAATGAGCTTGTCCCATGTGGCCGGATTCTTCGGGAATCCTGCGGCCTCCGCAGCATCCAGAATCTCGTTGTGATCCTGCTGGATCCGGATGAGTTCGTCTCCTTCGTCCGGAGGAGGTGGAGGCGGCGTCTCCTTCTTCTCTATCTCTTTCTCTATCTCTATCTCTCCGTAACGGTCGCGTAACAGCGGCGTAACAGTGTTACGCTTTCTCATGTTCCGCATGCGCTCAGCGGCAGATGTTTCAGAGCCTACATTCTCGACAGCGTAAGGCAGGAAGAAGTTTTCGTTATCCGAACTCTCTGCCAGACCGCAGTGCGAGAGGTAGATCAGCGTGGCTGCCACATCGTCCGGCTTTTCATCCAGATCCAGCGCCAGCTCCGTGGAGATGTCCTGTTCCAGGTGATCGAACCGGATGATTCCATCCGTCTTCATCGCCTTCAGTTGCAGCTTCAGGTAGATGATCAGGTAGGTGTCACCGCCGGCCATGTTCCGCAGCTTCTTGATCCGCTTACTGGCGAAGAAGTCTTCTTTCAGCTTCAGCCAGTAGTACCGTTTCCCTGATGCCATTCAAGCTCACATCCTTTCGGAGGGGCCGGAGGCGAATTCCGGCCCCATGGTCATCAGAACGGAAGATCGTCCGTTTCCACCGCGGTGAATCCTCCCGGAGCGGCCGGAGCAGCTGCGGGATACGGTGCATTCTGCGGAGCGTATGCCATCTGCTGCTGCGCGTACTGCGGTGCAGGCTGTGCAGAGTACCCGGGCTGTGGAGCGTATCCCTGAGGCGCCTGAGCGTACCCAGGAGCCGGAGCAGCTGACGGACTGGCGTATCCCTGCGCCGGAGCCGGAGCGGCTCCCTGGCCCTCTCTGGGCGTCAGGAACTCGACCTCGTTGGCCGTGACTTCCAGATTGGCGTGAACCTGTCCATCGTTCCCGGTGTAGGTGCTCACGTCCACCGTGCCGCAGATGTACACCTTCCGGCCTTTGGCCAGGTACTTCGCGCAGTTTTCTCCGAGTTCGCGCCATGCGGTGACCCGGTAGAACTTCGCCTGGGCCTGCTGGCCGGCATCCCGCTGCGCCTTCGACAGCGGCTTATTCACAGCCACAGAGAAGCTGCACACATTGATCCCGGTCTGCGTGGTGCGCAGCTCCGGATCCTTCGTCAGGTTTCCGATAAACTCAATCCTGTCCATCTGTCTTTTCCTCCATCTTCTTCTTGCGCTGATAGGCGCCCATCCCGGTCACAGCCAGGACCAGAGAATCATTGATCAGGCCGTAGCCGCTCTCTCCGCTGTCGATCAGGCTCTTGATGTCGGCCGTCAGGATATCCAGGGCCGCGGCCTTGCTGACCAGCTCCTCGTAGTGATCGGCATCGATCGTCACCAGGCCGACATCCGCCAGCAGTTCAGCTTCTTCCTCGGTGAGGATGTCTCCATCGGTGTAGTTGGGGTTCGGGTATCCGCGTTTGATCTCGCTCATGGTTTGTAGCTCCTTTCACAGATAGTTCTTTCTGATCGTCTTCATCCACAGCTCATGGCCATGGATCCTTTCAAATGCTTGCTGTGCTTCCTGCTTCAGCTGCAGGCTCTTCTCCAGATCGTACTGAGCGCCGCCGTCTCCGGTGTGGTGCCGGTGGCAAAGCCAGACCTTGAGGCCGTATTTCTCGCTGATCTTCCGGTTGGCCACACCGGCGAAGATGTGGTGTTCTTCCAGTCCGATCTTTGCGGAGCAGAACCAGCATTCTTTCTCGGTCTGCAGAATGGATTCAGCCATTGCCGTCTCCCTTCTGCGGGTGAGCTGCTTCGTACTCAGCCCACTTTGCTTTCATCCTGGCCAGCTCTTCCGGCGTTTCCGTCTCGATCCCCAGCGCCTTGGCCTCCTGGATCGCGCCGTCTATCACTCTGGCCATCTCCTTTGTGTCCATCTTGTGGCTGTCCTTGTAGACCTTCCACATGTTGCATGTCACGCCGTTCACCTCGCGCTGGTCGTAGAGGACTGCATACTTGTAGTAGTCCGTGGCGTCCACATCCCGCGGGAGGATGAACATCAGATACTTTCCGTCAGCTGTTCTGGCCAGCGGTCCGTAGCTGGTGATCAGCCGGGCCTTCACTTCTTCCTCAGATTCCGGAGTCTCGGCCGCGATCTTGTTCACCAGCACGTGGAAGTAGCTGTTCGCGTTCTTGCTCCGGATCTTCCGGTGCTTCTTGATCTCGATGTCGCAGTCATACTTGGCCAGCTCATCGAACCGGTCTCCGTCAATCTTCTCCTTGGTGAAGAAGGTGACGATCCATCCGGAGCCGTCTCTGCTGCGGAACATCTCCTTCAGCCTGCCGATCATTCGACCACCCATTTCTCCTTGTAGATCTCCAGCAGCTCCGGCTTCGTGTGCAGCCATGCCCAGAAGTTCCGGATGTGAACCTCCGCCGGCTCGATCAGGTTCCGGTCGTAGCTTTCCACGTACAGATCCCGGCCATCGCTCACCAGGTAATCAAACCGCCGGGCTTCCGGCAGCGCCTGCAGGTAAAGCGGGTGCTGGGAGCAGTGCAGGTACTTTCCGTAGACGTCCGAGCTTCCGAGGCTCGTTGTCCGGAATTTCACATCGTAGATGACACCGGCCTTGACCACATCGCAGATGCCGTAGATCCAGAAGTCCTGGCCGGCCACCGTGAGGTCACAGCTCACAGGGACCTGGATCTGACCGCCGGTGATGATGTCCGCGATCTTCTTCGCGCCATCGTAGTTATCCGGAAACTTCCGGCATTCATTGACCTCGCCGGTCACAGGGTTCACGGAGTCCAGCAGAACCGTCTCCACCACGTTCTCGCCGCTGGCGATCCGGTAGCACAGGTTCTCGAAGTTGGTACCGGCAATCATGGCCTCGCTCGGCTCGCGCGGTTCGCGCTTCAGCGTGGACAGAAAGTCTGCCATCGCATCATCCGCGTATTCCTCCATGCAGTCGAAGGTGTAGGCCCAGCTCTCGATCAGCGTCTTGGTGATCTTCAGCCTCACTTCTGATCACCTGCCGGAACGTAGGAGGCCGTGGCCTTCTCGTACTTCAGCCCCAGGCTGGCGCACTTCTGATTGAGCATCATTCCGCATTCCTTCTTGCTGGTCAGCGCATGGGGCATATCCGCGATGGCCTTCATGCAGGCATTGGCGCTGTCCTGATCGGTCACGCCTTCCAGCATGTCCTTCACGCCTTCAATGACCTTCCGATAGGTTTCCATCTGATCGGCTACAGCTGCGTTCTCCTGGATCATGTTCTTCCGGGCTGTGTCGAACAGCTTGGCCATGAAGTCATTCGGAACGCCGCTGTTCAGATCCGGGATCTCCACATGGCCATGGATGCCGTGGCAGCCTTTGGCGAAGAATTCATCCTCCGGAGAGAAGCAGGCCCAGCGCTTATTGCCGAGCATCTGGATGTAGGCACCGAAGTCGATGCCGGTCCATACGATGTTCTTGAAGGAACCCTCGCAGCGGAGGCGCTGCTTCGTGCTGCCATCGTTCTCGGTCTTCTCATCGCAGTGGAAGATGAAGATTACGTTCTTGTTCATGACCGTCTTGATCTTGTTCACGAAGCTTTCGATCTCGGTCTTCACATGGCCAAAGCCCCGCATGGGATTCCAGGCACCGGCCTTCGTCTTGGCGTCCGGCTTCGTCCGGAAGGCCCAGTCCTTGAGGTAGTCCACCAGGCTGCCGGCCGTATCGATGACAATGGTCTTTGCGGCCTTGGCCTGATCAGTCTCCAGATCCTTCAGCACTTCCTCGTAGGTGCTGGCGCTCAGGACGTTGGCGTTCATCCGGTGGATGGGATTCGTCCGACCTACGCCGTGCTCCAGGTCGATCAGGAGTGTATCGGCGCCCATGTTTCCATCGCTCAGGGCGAGGGTAGTCTTTCCGATGCCGGGCGCTCCGTAGAGGATCACGCCGAAGGTCTGTTTGCTGAAGTCAAGTTCATAACCGTGCTGAATCATTTCTGTTCTCCTTTCATCAATCGAGGAATGCGGGATCCGCATCCGTTTCTTCTACGCAGTTGTTACAACCGATCACGATGCCGTCCTGCAGGTAGAAGGTATCTGCTTCGTCTCCGCAGATCGGGCAGTGAACGGGATCGGGCTCAGGGTATCCATTGAGTTCTGCGTCCCTGATCCATGGTGCATCCGGTAAATCTTGCATTTTCAGCCTCCTTTCGGTAGAATTGGGTCGGATTCTTTAGTCCGGGGCCGTTACCTGTTGCAGCAGGTGCGGCCTTTTCAATTTGAGCGGATCACCCGCCCTCCGATGCTGGTGGCCAGTGCTCCGGCTTCCCGGCGGCTCGTGAACTCCATTGCGTGACTCTGAAGCTTGGTGACCACGTAGCCAGGGATCATCGGGATCCTGTCTCCCTTGTGGTAGCCTTCATACGTCCGACCAAGGCCGGCGATGTACAGGTTTCCGATCATGACCATCCAGCGGTTCTGGAAGCCTGGCGTCATGTCATGCTCAAAATCCATAACGCGACACCTCCAAGCATGAAGATCAGGGTTCCGATCACTGCCCACAGAGCTCTGCGCTCGTTGACCTCCGCCGGCGCCATCTGGATGTAGTAGACCGGCCTGCCACCCGGGCCGGGATGCCGGCGGTAGCCTTTCATCTTGCGGTAATGAACTTTCATCGGATGATCCACCCCGCAATCCACAGGGCCGCCATGGCCATCATGGTCACCGCATACGCAACCTTCTCCAGGCACTTCCGGCGGCGCTCCTTCTCGGCCTGATGCATCTCAATCCGCCACTGCAGATAAGATCTTGTGTCCATACTCTGCCTCCTTCCTGGCCTGTCTGGCCTTCGTCCGGGCTTCCAGTGCTTCACGGGCTCCAGGCTGCTTCAGATACTCCCGAAGCCCATCCACGATGCACTGGCCGAAGCGCTTTCCGGTCTCTTCCGGAATCCTGCTGATGTCGATCTCCACGGTTGTCTCCTTTCCGGCTGTCGCATATCATGCGACATTCTTGGCAAAAAAAATTGCCATCGCTTCTTCAGCGGTCAGGTGCAGGATCTCCACCAGAAGATTCGCATCCTTGATCGTGAGCGCAGCGCCTCCATTCTCCATCTTCCGGTACAGCGTAGCCTTGTTGATCCCCATCGCCTCAGCGACGCTGGTGATGGTCAGGCCCTGCTCTACGATCTTTCCCTTGAGCTTCTGAATGTTCACGAGCATGTTCTGTTGTCACCTCCTTTTCGATTTCGCATCTCATGCGACACGCAAAGAATACCACCGCGTTACAAATCTGTCAACAACTTTTTTCGCAGATTGCGCGAAAATTTTATATTTTTCCGTTTCCTGCGGTTGCATATTTGCGAAAGATGTGGTAATATAAAGCCCAGAAGGAGGTGAGAAATGTTGTCAAAGGTAGCAGACAGGATCAAGGAATGCCGGGAGGATGCCAGGATGGGAGTTGACGATCTGGCAAAGATCCTCGGCAAGAACCGGGCCACGGTTTACCGGTATGAGAAGGACGAGATCGAGAACATGCCGGTGGAGGTGATCTCCAAGATCGCGGTGGCACTCAATGTCGATCCTGCCTATCTGATGGGGTGGACAGATGAAAAAGCACCCTTCCGCAAAAATGAGCCCATCGCCCAACTGGACGATGAGCACGCGGAACTTATTGAACGCTTTGACGCTCTGGATCAGAGCCGGAAGGATCAGCTGATGAACTTCCTGAGGTTTCTGGAATCCGGGACAGGGCGGTGATAAACCACCGCCTTGTTTCGGCGTCCAGCGCTCTGATTTTTTCATAGATTTCCTGGGCTTCTTTGACTGTCATAGGGGTCCACCTCTGATTTTATTCCTGGCCGGCGAGGTAGGTAAGATTATACCTCAAACCGTAAGATTTTTCAGGGTTTTGGAAGATTATTCCGAAGGGAGTAAGGATATGCGGAAATCCGTAATTGCCATACTATTGGTTGTGGCTGTGCTGTTCGGAATGCACTACGCTTCTGCGGAATCAAAGACCCGTGAGCAACAGATTGAGGATGAGGATCGCGGAATGAAGATCACCAGGATCCTAAGCGGTACAACCGACAGCGTTTATCCGCGTGATGGATTCGATTTCTTCAGCGCAATGGATTGTGCCCTTGAGTTGCCAGAGATTACAGAAGAAAACGCTCACGAATACATTGGTACCAGATATTTGATTCCGGGAAGGTTTACCGAATTCCCTGGCGGGGTGGGATGCTTTGAGTTAGAGGATGGCCGCGTGATTCATGTCGAGCTGTCCCTGACGATCACTTCGCCGCTGAAAAGCATTCAGTTTGAGTCAACGCCGAGAAAGAACAAGGACATCCACCTGCTCTGTACGTTCTCTCACTGGTCAAAGTATGCTGAGGGAAACTGTAACCTGATCTTTGTTGCATCCGTCCTGCAGGATGTTCAGGACTTCATTCTTGACAAGTATGGAGAAGAGTAATGCCAGACACAGCCGTAATCTATGCCAGGTATTCCTCCGACAACCAGAGGGACGCCAGCATCGATCAGCAGGTGAAGGCCTGCGAGCAGTACGCCAGGGATCAGCGGATGGAGATCGTCCGGATCTACGCGGACCGGGCCCTGACCGGGAAGACCGACAAGCGGCCTGACTTCCTGCGGATGATCCGGGATTCAGCCCGGCAGGACTTCCAGTTCGTGATCGTGTACTCTCTCGACAGGTTCTCCAGGAACAAATACGATTCAGCCATCTACAAACAGAAGCTGAAGGAGAACGGCGTCCGGGTGCTGTCGGCCATGGAGCACATCACAGATGATCCGACTGGCGTCCTGATGGAAAGCATCCTGGAAGGCTTCGCGCAGTATTATTCTGACGAGTTATCGCAGAAGATCCACCGTGGCCTGAAGGACAATGCGGAGAAGGCCATCGTCAATGGCTCCGTCCCGCTCGGGTACCGGCGCGGAGCTGACGGCCATGCGGAGATCGTGCCGGAGGAGGCTGAAACCGTCCGGGAAATCTTCCGCAGAGTATCCGAGGGAGAGATGCTGATCCGGATCATTGAGGATCTCAATCGGCGCGGAATCACCACCAAACGCGGCGGCCTGTGGAATAAATCATCCTTCAACAAGCTGCTGTCGAACGAGAGATACATCGGCGTCTACACCTACAAGGAGACCAGAATCGAAGGAGGGTTCCCATCGATCGTGGACAAGGAACTGTTTGATTCCGTCCAGACGCACGTGCAGGCCAAGCCGAATGCCAGGGGCGGGACGAAGCGGAGGAAGTGCAAAGCGGACACATACCTTCTGACTGGGAAGCTCTACTGCGGGGAATGTGATTCCCCGATGTCCGGCATCTCCGGGAAGTCTCAGGCTGATGAGCCGTATCACTACTACATCTGCACGAAGAAGCGATACGAGAAGGCCTGCCACAAGCACAACGTCCGGAGGGACGAAATCGAGCGGC